CCATATCTTCGTCGTTTTCAAACACTCCGTAAGAAGTACCACCAGCTCCGTAAGAGTTCATAGAAGCTAACATATCGTCAAACGCTAAAGATGTAGCACGATTAACGAATAACATGTTTTCTTCGATAGCACCTTGCTTATCAAACTCTGCTAAGATAGCGTCAAATTCAGCTAAATCAGTAGCAGCGTTAACACCAGTAACACCTGTAGTTATATTACCACGATCTTCGATAGCAGCAAATAAACCTTCAGTACCAGCAGTATCAGCTGTATTCAAAGTTGAACTAGGCATGATTGTAGCACCTGGAACTTCAGAAGCAGCAGTAGCAAACTCAGACTCTAACATAGCCATTTCTAAGTAATCGTTAAAACGAGCTCTTGTGTCAGCTTCAGCTTTTAAGTACCATAAGTAACCAGATTGTCCAGCTTCACCAGAAACCTCAACCCAACCAATACGAGATGCATCAGATCCTGATACTTCGTAGTAATCTTTTAAGATAATTGGCTTGTTAGTGAAAGTTTTAAAATCAGGCTCGTTAGCACCTCTTTGATCTGTAGTATTAGATAAACCATCAGACGTCACATAGCTTTGTCCTTTACCAAACTCAGAACCGTATACTAAAATAGTAGTTGCTTTTGTAGCAGTGTTAGCTGATAAAGCAGACTGTGCGTAAGGTAATACATCAAGTACAGCGCCATTAACTTCAGCTACTAAACACTTGAATACACCATCAGAGTTAGCTACGATAATAGTATCGTTAACTCTAACACCGTGCTGTGTAGCCGCAGATATAGTAGTGTTTTCATCTATATCACTCTCAAGTGTTACCTGCGCTATGTTAGATACACCAGTACCTGGATCTGTACCACCAGTTGCTGATGATACGTTTCCTTTGTACGATAAGTGTAATCTACCTTGTTCAGACCATACAACTTGATCAGATGTCATAGCCTCTTCTGCACCAACTTGAGAAAGGAAACCAGAAATTGTACGAGGTCCAAAAACCTCAGCTTCTTTTTCCATCAAGTCAGGCAGGTATTGTTGCGCCCAACCTTGCGTTGCGGTCGCAGTAAAATCGATGTAGTTTGAAGCTAGTGCTTGCTGTACTGTAGCAGGTACACTATTCAAATTACTTCCTGCAGTAATTGCCATAATTGTAAATTTTTAAATGTTAAATAAATTATTTTCGTTTTTTAAATCCAAACTTAGAACCAGAATCACTTAACACTTTATACTTAACACCACCTGATTCAATCTCACTATGAGTTTGTCTAGGTGTCATATCTACGTTTTTAGATTTAGCAATACTATCTTTCATAGCATCAGCCTTACCTTGCTCGTAGAAATGTCTAGCTATAGCATCAGCATTGTTAGCTGTAAAAATAGACTTGTGATATTCTTTAGCGTCTGCAACTTTATTGTCGTCCGTCAAAAACTTTTTAACGAAATTATCAATACTGCTCTGCTCTTGTTTCACTGCATCTACATTTTTAACATTAAATCTATATTTTTTATCACCAACGTTATATTCAAAACCTTTGAACTTGCTGTTGAAAACTTTATCAGTTTCCTTAATAAAATAAGATTTAGCTGTCTTACTAGCTTTATCAGTCTCTTCTGACTCTTTGTTGTATCTGTTGAAAAAATCAATAGCTTTTTGCTGCTCTGTAGTGAGCTTGCTTCCAGCTTTAATATCTTCATAGTATTTAGACTTCTGCCCGTCTAAGTAGGCTTTAGCCTCGGCAACTTGCTCTTTTAAGGCTATTTTCTTTTTTCTAATATCCTTCTCATCATCGACTTGTTCATCATAAGAAAAAGTTTCATCCATTAAGAAAGCTCTTTCTTCAGCATCAAGATGAGGTTTAGTTAGTTTATAATATTCTTGTAACACTGTTAAATTATCCATACCTGAATAATCTTGATTAAGCATTACGTAATCTTCTAAGCTTCCACCAGTATCTTCCATAAAGTCTACTAACTTTTGGATGTTTTCTGGTAAAGGCTTGCCAGTAGCTTCAGCTTCAGCAACAGCTTCTTCAACTTCTTCTGCAAGCTCTTCAACTTGCTCTTCAACTTCTTCAGTTACTTCCTCAACAACGGGTGCTTCTTCATCTTGAACCCGCTCTTCTTCTCCGGTAGGTTCTTTAACTTCTGCTTCGACGTTTTCTTCACGTACTTCTTCGCTAGCTTCGGATTCGTCGCGAACAGGTACCTCATCTGTGCTTTGCTCTGTAGTGGCATTTTCTTCTTCTGTTTTTTCTTGTGGTGGTTTACTTAAATCTATTTTAATAACGCTGTCGTCTCCTTCAGACATAAATTTAGTTTCTTCCACTTGTTGAGTCTCCTCAACGTTGTCTAGTTCTTGTTCCATAATATATAATATAAAAAATTAGTGTTTATCTAGGTTCAAAGCTACCTAAATTAAATCCACCTCCGAGTATATCATTACCGGCAGACTCAAACTTTTTAGGTGGCTTACCTGTTTTTCTTTGATCTATTAGCTCACTTTGCTGTGAAGCTTGTATCTTAGTTCTTTCATCTTTACGATCTTCTTTTTCTTTTTCTCTAGACTTTAAACCTTCAACCTCTATACCTTTTAACTGCATGTTGTATTGAAACTCTAAAGCCATTAGTTGTTTTTTAAGCTCTGCTTCAGCTTGCATCTTAGCCATATCTATTTGGCTTTGTGCTTGTGCTAACTGGGCTTTTTGTTGTGTTATAGCTTGGTTCTTTTGAACTTCAGCTTGAGCTGCTACTTGTTGAGACTGCGCATTAGCTCGTGATTGAGCTTGTATATTCTGCTGTTGCATCATTTGATCTCTTTCAGCTTTTTTCTTTCTTCGTATTTTAAGTAGTTGATTAGCTAGTTTTATATTTTTAATCATACGAAGCTCAATAGCATCTTCAAGATCTATAAGTCCACCTGATAAAGCCATTTGAATATTGTTCTCAAGCATAGCTTTTTCTTCTTCATCTGGAGCTAGTTCTAAGAATATACCAAAGTCATATAAATGTAACTCTGACATTTCTTCTAGCGTGGCAACATTATGAGCACCTAAAGCTTGAACAAAAGCATCAGCTGTTGGAGAATATTCTAATATATCAGATATTCTAAGTGATAAACACTCTGCTGTTTGTTGAGTTAAATATAAACCAGCCTGCAGTATATGTCTTGTAGCCGTATTACTATTTGCAGCTGCTAATTTTTGTACACCTACTAAAGCATTTTTATCTGGCATGCTACCGTCTCTAGCTTCGTTTAGCCCGGTCACATCACGTATCATTTGTAGATAATAGTTGTAATTAGCAATTAAAGCTTGCATTTTATTTCCACCGCTACCAGATGTAATTTCTTGAATAGGCACTTTGCCTGGATTCATATCACCATCTTGTGTAAATGATCTACCAATAACACTACCTGTTTGGAAGAACATATTTAAAGCTTCTTGTGGATTATAGTTTGTTCCGTTACCAAGATCAACTTCAGCTAAACCATCAGCATCTAAGTAAACACCATCTGGTACCATCTTAGACATAACTTGTTGCAACTTTAAATGTGTAAGCTGTATCATATCTGCAAAACCAGTGATACGATTTACTAATGAATCTATTTTACCTTTATAAATTCTAGGCGCCACAATAGCATAGTTCATTTTAACTTTAGTATAATCACTTTTAGGTCGCATCATGTTCTTAGACATCTCCCACTTTAAAAGTCTATCAGTACCTAATATCATAGCACCTTCATATAAAGTTTCTATAGATCTTTGTAGTCTAGCGTAATTACCTTCAGCATCAGCAGGTGGATTAAAAGTGTCATCTTTTTCTATTACTTTTTCAGATCCACTACCAGTTTCTTTTAACTTATAGGTTTGGTTCATATATGTTTTATAGTTAAAATATAAAACTTGAACCATATTGTTATCAGCGTCTTGATAAGACGTAGTGTTTCTATAGCTATAATAGTTCTTATAGTTTTTCTTTTGTATATCTTCTAAGTCTTCTTCAGTTAAAAAAGGAAACTGTTTAGCTAGCTCGTTAAATGGTATTTCTTTTACCTCACCTACATAATATATATCTTCAAAATATGGAGAGTCTGTATGAGAATAAACCATATTGGCAGGATCAACGTAATCTATTGTTACGCCTTCAGATGTGTTAAAAGAAGTTTTAACAGCACCAATACCTAAGACTGTTAGATCGTAGTAAAACCTCTTTTTAATAAGCTCATAATTATTACCTTCCATTAAGGTTGATAAAGCTTGCTCTTGTGATATTTCTACAGCTTGCTTGTATGTTAGCTGCATGTGAAGCTCTAGCTCTTCTTTCGACTCAGGTAGCTCGTCAGGATTATTGTTGTACATATCCACATTAAACGCTTCTGCTACGTAGTCATTAAACTGAGTCATACGCATATCGTCTAATATATCGTTCATATACTTAGTTCTCTTTTCTACACCAAACGGATCTTGAGAGTAAGCTTTAATATCGTACATCCTTTCAGACATACCGTTAACAACAATATCTACAAATTTAGGAATTATAGGAACTGGAGTCCAGTCTAGATTTAAATAAGATAAATCACCGTTGATAGATAATTCATCTTTATATTTTTGTATTGATTGTTCGCCTCTAGCATATTGTCTTAACTTATGATAATCGTTTTTAACAACATTATACTTAGCGTTTCGTATATTTTTCTCATTATTAAACCACTCTGCTTCTATAGCTTTTGCTACTTTTAAACCATAGTCGTAGCTTACCTTTTCAATATCACTAACCGCTTGGCTAGGAAAATAACTTTTTACAACAGACTCTGCCATATTTATTGTTTAATTATTTTAGACATAGCTCCTTGATTACTATATCTAGCTATATTTATATTCAGTTTGGTTCTTTGCTTTTCAGCTGTTGGTCTATATAAATGTCTATTACAAGCCATTATAGCTAAACCACTACTTATAGAAGCATCAAACTTTGTTCTCTTATTAATATCAAACTTAGACCAGTCAATAAGAGTATCATTAAAATAGATATTACCGTATTCACCTGTTTGTTTAACACCAACGTAATCATTTATATACATCTCAATAGCAGCAGCATGAGCTTGTTTTATATCTTCACTTGAGTTAGGTATACCTCCTACTTCACGCTCTGCTACTGATAACTTATTCCAAAGTTTATCTGGTCTATTCATACTAAAAGCTCTATAACCTCTACGTTTAAAGTAGTATAATAATCTTGGTTTGTTATTCTCTGCTAATATTGGCATACCGTAAAATACGCAAGCCATAAGCACGTCTTCAAAAAACATTTCTGCAGTTTGTGGTCTTGCAAGGTATTCTAGAAAAAAGTGGTTTGGTGGAGCGTCTTCCATACTAAATTTAGTTAGTCCGTGCAAAGCTCCTTTAGAACCTTTACCGTCAACAGTTCCTGATATATCGTAACTATCACAGCCAAAAGCTCCTACGTGTTCATTACCTGGATACTTAACACCATTTTTTAAAACAACTTTATTTTGCATAGTTGTTGGTGGTACCCAGCTAATATTAAATCTGCCGTTTGGATCTGCCATAAAAACTACTTGAGTATCTTTTACGCCGTTAACCCATTGAAAGTTTCCTGAAGTAACCGCGGAGCTACTTCTAATACCTTCGTTATAATCTATTTGTTCGTATATTTTAACTAAATTAAATATACTATTTTTTGTCTCATCTCTAAACGCGTGCTCTTCAGTTCTTGGAAACTGCCTATAAAACTCATTCAACGCATCTTGATCATCACGTAAACCATCTGCTTCATTTTCCCAATGATCTATTACACCTACATCTATTAGTTCACCGTCTGGTCCATTACACTCTCGCGTTGGGGTATTAAAGACGGGTCGTCCAAACTCATCAATAAAACCTTCATAGTTCCATTCCATTGGGATAAACAAAGAATATAAACCAGAACGTGTTTGACCATTTCTATTTCTTTTTGTGACATCACTGTCGTTATATAACTTTTTAAAGTTATCACCACCTTTATCTAAAGCGTTAGATGTTGATCCCATCATACACTTACCTATAATTCTACTACCAAGACGTAAACAAGTTTTTGTAACACGCCAGTTGTTTAAAATATTATCAGGCCTTTCCCACTTACCACTTTCATCGTGTACTAGCAAATTAAGTTTTTCTCCATCATAACTATTGTCACCTGTATTTTTCCAATCAATAGTAGTGTCAAGTCCAACCAGCTCCTCCTGTTTTTCGTTCGTCGTAATTTTTCTACGCGTAAACTTACTTGCAGGTACGCGATAAGCAAGTTCACTTTTAGGTCTGTCCATACCGTCTTGTATCGGTTTAAAGAAAAACGGATAGTTAATCGATATAGGTACGACTTTATCTGT